GAGAGTTGAGTCTTTTAACGAGTATCAACAAAAATTTGGTGGTCTTACCGAAGATTCATACCTTCCGTATACCGCTCAATCGTATTTAGAAGAAGCTGGTGCTGCAACTATCGTAAGAGTATTGGGTAGTGGTGGTTATACTCTTGGTAACCCAATTGTATTGACAATCTCATCTTCTGCTGGTAACAAAGTTGCCGCTGTATTACACCCATCAACTCAAATTGATAAAACTAATACTGGTAATTTTGCTAATACCACTTCAAGTAGGGTAATTGATAATGTTGATGGTAGTACACTTATTGTAACTGCTTCAAACTTCTCATTAAGTATTAGTGGTTCAGGTGCTACATTATCAACAGTGTCTGCATCATTAAATCCAAGTGATGCTAACTACCTTACAAAAACATACGGATACGCTCCTAAATCTTCAAAGAATGTATACACTTACTTAAACTTCTCAACTTTCCAATCAGCATCTTTTGCTACCGGTGAGGTTGTTACAGTTCAAACTGCATCATTCTTGAACACAGCATACACAAGTGATTATTCTGAAGCATTAACTCCTTGGATTGTATCTCAAAGAGTGGGTGGTTCTACTACAAACTTGTTTAAGTTCCACACACTTTCTCATGGTACTGCTACAAACTACGAATTTAAAGTAGGTATCCGTGACATCAAACCAGCTTCAGAGGTGCCAGGTTCTGAATATGGTACATTTAGTGTGATTGTTAGAAGAGTAGATACTGAAAAGATTCCTAATTCAATTTTCGGACAAGGTGTTGATGATTCTGATACTAAACCAAATATTGTAGAAGAATTTACAGGTCTTAATCTTGACCCTAACTCACCAAACTACATTAAGAGAGTAATTGGTGACAAATACATTACTGTTGACGCTAATGGTAAATTGTCAACTAATGGTGACTACGATAACGCATCAGTTCACATTCGTGTAGAAGTTGATTCTGATGTTGATAGTGGTGCTATTGATTCAACACTCGTTCCTTTCGGATTTGCCGCATTGACTTCTCCACTTCAAAGTGGATATACATTACCAGACCCATCATATGTAGTGTCTCAATCAATTTCATCTGAATACAACAAGAGAGTATTCTTGGGATACAACTATGATTTCTCAAATACTGATAACTTGGCATTCTTAAACCCAGTACCTGCATCTTCAACTACAACAGTTGGTTCTGCGTTTAACTTGGCAGATTGTCACTCAAATGGTTCATCAATCACATTAACTTCAGACATCGATGCTAAGAAATTCATCGTACCTTTCCAAGGTGGTTTTGATGGATGGGAGCCAAACCGAGTTGTTAATGTAGGTTCATCTATTACCGCAGGAAATACTCAAGGATTAGATTGTACCAACGCAACATCTACCGGTACGGTTTCTATGAGAAAAGCTATCAACGCAGTATCAAATCCTGATGAATTTGACATCAATATGGTTGTAACTCCAGGTATGATTAATAGACTTCACTCTTCAGTCACCACATTCGCTAAAGATATGTGTGAAGATAGATTGGATTGCTTCTATGTAATGGATGGTGGTGCATATGGTGACTCAATCAATGTGGTTGTTAATTCATTGACTTCGTTTGATTCTAACTATGTTGCTACTTACCACCCTTGGTGTAAAATTCTTGATACCGATAAGAACAAACCAGTCTGGGTTCCGCCAAGTGTTGTACTTCCTGGTGTAATTGCATTTAGTGATTCAGTAGGTGCTGAATGGTACGCTCCTGCCGGTTTAAATCGTGGTGGACTTCCAAACGTAATTGAAGTTGAGACTCGTTTAACTCACGATGAGAGAGATACTCTATATACAAATAGAATCAACCCAATTGCTACGTTCCCAGCACAAGGTGTGACTGTATTCGGTCAAAAGACACTTCAAGCTAGACCATCCGCTTTGGATAGAATCAATGTTCGTAGATTGTTAATCGCAGTGAAGAAATACATCGCATCTTCAACAAGATACTTGGTATTCGAAAACAACACCGCTGCTACAAGAAACCGCTTCTTGTCAATCGTGAACCCATACTTGGAATCAATCCAACAAAGAAATGGTTTGTACGCATTCCGTGTAGTAATGGATGATTCAAATAACACACCGGATGTGATTGATAGAAACATTATGGTAGGGGAAATTTACTTACAACCAGCCAAGACTGCTGAATTCATTGTACTTGATTTCAACATTCTTCCAACTGGCGCTGCATTCCCAGAGGCATAAATTAGAGAAACGACTATTTATTAGAAAGACAATAGGAGATATAAATGGCACAATTACTTGACCCAAATGAAATTATGTTCACCAACTTTGAACCTAAAATGTCCAATAGGTTCATTATGTATGTGGAAGGAATTCCAGCATACTTGGTGAAAACGGCTGCCAGACCTGAAATCCAAAATGGTAAAGTGACTATTGACCATATCAACACTCGTAGATATGTAAAAGGTCGTTCTGAATGGCAAGACCTTTCAGTAACTCTTTACGACCCAGTAGTTCCATCTGCTGCACAAGCAGTAATGGAGTGGGTACGTTTACACCACGAATCAGTAACAGGCCGTGATGGTTATTCTGACTTCTACAAAAAAGAAATCGTATTCAACAGTTTGGGTCCTGTTGGTGATAAAGTAGAAGAGTGGACATTGAAAGGTGCTTTTGTACAATCAGCTAAATTCTCTGATATGGATTACGCTGGTGAAGATTTGGCAACAGTAGAATTGACACTTACTTACGATTACGCTATCTTACAATACTAAAATACGGATTGTAATAATAATTGAAAAATGATAACCCCACTTCGGTGGGGTTTTCTATTAAATTGAGTATATTTATTTGAGGTTAACCAATTTATTAAACAAAGGAGATATCTATGGCTATTCACGCAATCAAAAGAATCGAAGACAACATCGTAGTATACGTTAATGGTGGTACTATTGTTGATTCTTCTACTGAAAACCACTTGACATTCCAAGAAGCTACTGCAGAGTGGGGTCTTGATGTAGATGGTTGGGACAAAGCAAAGTTTACATCAGTTGAATTGGCAGATGAATATGAGTTTCCAGAAGGTTTCGCATGTGATGAAACTTGGAATCTTGTAGGAACTACAATGACCAAAGTAGGGTAATTAAAAAACCTTAAAAAAGACCCTCACCAATCGGTGGGGGTTTTTTGTATTATAAATCTTTGACTTCCATATTTATATGTGGTTAACCAAAAATATAACAAGGAAAGTTATGGCAGATTTACAAGATGATTACAAACTATCCGATAAGGATGTTGCTGAAAAGTTGAGAGCTCAACACGAGGTTCAACAAGTTCGTGATTACAAATTCCCAACTGAAATTATTGACCTACCATCAAGAGGATTAATTTATCCAACAGATAACCCACTTTCAAGTGGTAAGGTAGAAATGAAATATATGACTGCAAAAGAAGAGGACATCCTCACAACACAATCATATATTAAAGATGGTTCGGTACTTGACCGACTATTCCAATCCCTAATCGTATCTAATGGTGAAGGTGTTGCTATTAAATACGTTGATTTAGTAGTTGGTGATAAAAACGCAATTATGATTGCTGCACGTGTTTTGGGTTATGGTAAAGACTATGAAGTTGAAGTAACCGACCCATTCACAGGTAACAAACAAAAAGAAACTATTGACCTTACTCAATTCGAGAATAAAGAATACGATGGTTCAGCACAAATTGCACCAAATGTTAATGAATTTCAATACACACTTCCACGTTCTAACCGAGAAATCACCTTTATGGGTATGACTGAATCGAAGGAACGTAGGGTAAAACATCAAGTTGAGGAACTCAAAAAGGCAAATCGTAAATTAAAAGATGAGACCTCAAGAGAATTAACAACTCGTTTAAAAACTATGATTCTTTCAGTAGATGGTGAAACTGAACAAAATGTAATTAATCACTTTGTTGATAATGAGTTGTTTGCAGTAGATTCAAAAGCACTTCGTGACTATATTTCACAAACTCTTCCTGATATTGACCTTACTTGGGAATTTATTTCAGAGGAGACAGGCGAAAGGAGGGAGATGTCCTTGCCAATGGACACGAGCTTTTTTTGGCCTAACTCTTGATTATAGAAAGCATCTTCACTCTCACATTTTTGATTTGATTTATCACGGAAATGGTGGGTTTACATTCTCCGATGTTTACAATATGCCTGTTTGGGCACGAAAGTTCTATATTAACAAGATTATAGAATTTAAACAAGAAGAGAAGAAGATTCACGATACTGAATCAGCTAAAATACGTGCTAAAACACGAAGATAATGAAAGGCCCAACTTAAAGTTGGGTTTTTCTATATTTATACAATATGGAGAACTTATGAAAAAGAGTCAACTTAAACAAATTAGGGAAAACGAAGAACTCCGTGAGGGATTAGTCGACATTATTCTTAAAAAGATTGCTAACAAAAAAATCAAAGCAAACAAAAAAGATATGATGGATATCCTCAAGGGAATCTATGGTTCAGAAGACAAAATACCTGATTGGAGAAAAGACCGATTGGGTCTTTAATTAAGGAGTTCAAATGGCTGAAAAGTCTGGAGCAGATTACGAGAAAGAATTAAGAAGCGCAAACGACTATGCTAGAAATCTAGCAAAGGAGTTTATGGAGCTGGATGGTATATCGGAGTCAACCCGAAAAAAAATGGCTGCGATGTCCCTCGAAATGAAGGGGCAGGCTGACATTGGCGACCAACTAAATACACTTATTGCTCAACGACAAAAATTCATTGAAGATGAAATAGCCGCAGGTCATACTATTAGTAAAGCCGCATTAAGTAGACTTGATAGCGAAATAAAATTACTTGAAAAAGCAAAAACTCAAAAGGATTTACAAGAGGAACTAAAAGATAATCTAAAAGATTCAGTTGGTTTAAATAATGAGTTTGTAAAAGCATTAACGAAGGGTGGTATTGTTGCTCTTGGATTATTGGTTCTGGCCAAAGTAGTAACATTCTTTACCGATGCAGTTAAACGTGGCATAGAACTTAACAAAACTTTAGGTTTAAATGTAAAGAATGCTGCTGTATTTGAAGGTAACTTACAACGTGCACGGCTATCAGTAGATGGTATGAAGCATGGTATGGATGCACTTACCAAATCAGCCGAAGAATTAGTAAAACAAACAGGTAACATTAATCTATCACCTGATTTGATTGCAAACGCAACTGAAATTTCAGGGCTTCTTGGTGATGATACATTAGGTGTGTCTCTTACAAGAAGTATTGAAAATGCAGGTGTAAACTCTGGCGAGTTAGCTGATAAGGTCAAAGACATGGCCAACGCATTGGGGGTTGATGCAACCTCTGGAATGGAAATGTTGGCGTCCAATCAAGGTATTCTTAATAGTATGACTGAAGAGCAGATGTTAAATCGTGCTAAAGAAGGTTTGATGATTAAGAAAATGGGTCTTGATGTTAAAAAGATGAATGACCTTGCATCTGAACGATTGGATATTGAATCCTCACTTCGTGCAGAAATGAAACTTCAGATGTTCTCTGGTCAACAATTAAATATGCAAGCCCTTCGAGAGGCAAAGGCAAGAGGTGATGCTGCTGGTATCGCAATGGAAACTAAAAAGTTGATAGATACGTTGGGGCCTGCTTATGAAAGTAACGCCCAACTTCAACGTATTATTGCAGATGAAACAGGATTCACCAAAGATGAAATTCAGAATGTTCTTAATGCTACCGAAGAACAAAAGAAACTTGATGAAGAGTTGTTGGAGCTTAGAAAACAAATGCCAGAAGCAACATTGGAAGATTTGGATGCTCAAAAGCAACAAGAAGCACAAACTGCTGCTACAATTTCTACCGTAGGTCAATGGGCTCTTGGTCTTGGCGCCGTAGCCGCCGCCTATCTTTTAATAAAAAAGTTTGGTGGTGGTTTAGGAAAACTAATGGGTGGTAAGGGTGGAAACCCGATTGCAAACTTTGTTAAAGGGTTTGGTAATAAAAAAGTCCTTATGGGTGCTGCCGCAATGGCATTAGTTGCCGGGTCACTATTCATATTTGGTGCAGCCGTAAAACAATTTATGGAAGTATCGTGGGATGCAGTTGGTATGGCAGTTGTATCTATGTTAGCACTCGTTGGAGCACTTGCATTAGTGGGTGCTATTATGATGAGTGGTGTTGGTGCTGTCGCAATCCTTGCTGGTGCTGCTGCAATGTTAGTAATCGCAGCCGCATTGTTAGTTCTTGGTCTTGCAATTCAAGAAATCGCCAAAGGATTTGGAATGATGGGTGAGCTTGGTAGCCAATTAATTGCATTAGTAATGATTGCTCCAGGTCTTATTGCACTTGCTGGCGTCTTTGCTCTATTGGGAGCATCTATGATACCATTTGCTATGGGACTTGCATTTATTACACCATTCCTTCCTACATTATTGATTTTAGGTGCTATGTTACCATTAATTGCAGGTGCTCTTGGATTTGGTGGTGAAGGTGAATCAGAAGGTGCCGGTGGTGGTGTTAGTTCAGACCCATTATTGGATGAAATTAAAGGACTCCGTAGAGATATTCAGTCACAACCTGTTCAGATTGTTATTGATGATAAAGTGGTGTCTCAAATGAATAAAAAGAATGTAAGAATGCAATCTTATAGAGATGGATTTAAGTAAATGGCATTAAAAGATTTAAAATCAGACTTGTCTAAATTTAGAAGACCCGTTGAAAACCCACTTGTAGAAAAACCACGAGTGAATATTCCAAAATCTTCTAATCAGACCCCATTATCTCAATTTGTGGGTAATACCCCTGATGCGCCAAAGTCTCAAACAACAACCCCTAAACAAGGTGTGACTCCAACAAAGTTTGATAACTCACCAAACTATTTGGGAGAAACATCGCCAAGTCAGTTTGATAACTCATCAAACTATTTGGGAGAAACTACTACAAAACGAATGTCTTTAGAAGAAAGATTCTTGGGACAAACTGAAACAACATTAGTTCAACAAGGGGATAAATTCAAAGGTGAAACCGAAACGGCAAATATTACTCAAGGAGATAGATTTAAGGGTGAAACGACTCCTGAAGACTACTCCAATGCCGAAAAGTTCAAAGGAGAAACCACACCAACAGAACTAAAATTTACACAACAATTTTTAGGTGAAACAACACCAAAGCCAAGCAATGTTTCAGAAAAGTTTTTGGGTGAAACTAACCCAACCAAGATGAATTTAGAAGCAAGGTTCTTGGGAGAGACTGATATGCCGGATATGGTATTAGAAAGTCCATTTAAAGGTGAGACCACTCCAACTAAAATGAATTTGGAAGCTGGATTTTTAGGTGAAACGACCCCAAGTACCTTTACATTTGACCCCAATCTACAAACCCAAGCAAAAGACCCTCAATTTGTTGACTTTATTACAAATGATGATGCACGTGGATTTTCACCATTCCAACAACCAAAGAATAATTCTACTTTTGTTGGAGTAGACCCATCTCAAACTCAATTCGAGGGAGTTACCCCAATAACAGGTCAGTTTGTAATCAGTCAGTACAATGTATCAAAGCAAAATGATAGTGGATTGGGTAAATCATATACTGATAATAGGTTAAACGAACTATATAATCGGTATAATCTAAAAGAAGATTCTTACAACTCATCAGTCTTCAAACAACCATTTATTTTGAGTGGTATTCAGAAAACAAATGGTGAGCCGGAACGAGTTGGTATAGGTTCGTTTTCATTCATCAGAGGGGGTGCTATTACATCCACGGCTAGAGCTGTAATTGACGCAGTAAGAGTGGGACAATTCCTTTTAACCCCTCGTGGTTTAATTTGGTCTTTGAAACAAGTAGGTATGCAGAGAAGCCAAACATATGGTAAAAAATGGACTCCAATTAATCTACTTTCTAATATAGCAACCCAACATCTTGGTTTACGATTTGATAGACCTGGTGTTAAACCTATTGGTGATGAGACTTGGAAGTATAACCCAAATGCATCTATAAATGAAAGCCCATTGTTAAACACATATAATACATTTACATTGGGTGGTATAGGTATAGAGTCCGATATTTGGGTATTTAAGGCCCAAACCGGAGGACCTGACTCATTCTATGGTATTGGTGCTAGCGCTCACACAAGAACCATAAATACTTTTACAAATTACAAAAGTGACTCTGTATTACCATTACCTACCATAAACGATTATGAAGGTATTTCATATGGTACAATTTCAAAAATTGCAAATGGTAACGCACCATCAAAATACAAAGGTGATTTTAGAAATCTAAAAGATGCATCAATCCAAAAATCAGATTACACTCAAACAAATCGTAATAAAACTTATGGTTTGCCTGAAACATTTAAGACAAATGCTGAAAGAATCAGGCCGAGTAATTTTAGAGCAAGAACGGATAGTGTATACAACTCTGTATTTAATGCTAAATTACAAAATGATTTTGTACACCTATTCTTCGCATATGATACTGATGCTGGTACTCAAGACTCCGGTAAGATAATTCAATTCCGTTCTACAATCAATGGTGTAACTGAAACATTCTCACCAAGTTGGAATGGTATCAAATATCCCGGTCGTGCTGATAAAGCATATATGTATAGTGAATTTGAGAGAACTCTTTCATTTAATTTCAAAGCATATGCATCATCACGAGATGATATGAAACAAATGTGGGAAAAGTTATCAGAGTTGTCAAAACTTACAATGCCAACTTACGGAAGTGCATATTCTGGCCACATTTGTTACTTTAGATTGGGTCAACTTTGGGGTAATGGTACAACAGGAGTTCCCACTTTGATTACATCACTAACATATACCATTCCAGATGATTTACCTTGGGATATAAATCACGATAATGAGTTAGCAGAATTACCAATGGGTGTTGATGTTTCAATTGGATTAACATTATTGCCAGATACTATTTATAGTAGTGATAAAAACCACTATTCATTTTACGATACGTTGACATAATATGAACCGATACGAAAACATACAATTACAAAAGGACGCTACGGGTCGTAGATTCAGAACTACGGTATTGTTACCTGTAATTGAACCTGATTTGAATGATATATACATCATTGGCCAAGTAGGTGACCGATTAGATAATCTTGCATTCAAATATTATGGGGATTCTTCACTTTGGTGGATTATTGCAAGAGCAAATGATATTGGTAAAGGTGATTTTACTGTACCAATTGGATTACAATTAAGAATACCGGCAAACCAATATGATATTATAGATGCATACAAGATTTTAAATAATATTGAGTAAAAGTTATGGCTAGTAGTATATTCGATACGGGAACTTTACCAATCCCCCCAAGTCCGTTTGATAGTAGAGAACGTGCATACAAACGTAGGTCATATGGTAGTGTTACTTGTGTTGGTAATGACCAATTTGATTGTGGATTAAGTTATACAATTTCATTCAAGAGTAACGAATCTACAAAATATGCTCAAGGTGGTGCATTACAAGCCCGTGGTGGTGGTAGATACACTCCAAACTCACACTTAACATCCATAAAGACAAAAAACCAAGGTAGTGGTGATATTAACGACTCAGCATTATGGGAAATTGAATTTCAATATACTTGTTATAGTACAGCGCAACTGAATTCCGCTACAAATGCATTTATGGTTCCTGGAAATTTATTAAATATTACCATAGGATATGACCCTGGAAGTAAATTGACTATAAATAACGCTCGACTATATGACTTTAGTTGGTCTTATAATTCAGATGATGGAACATATAGTTGTACCGGAAAGGCATTGGGTAAAAACTCTAAAGCCGGTATTTTGAATGCGGTAACAGTAAAACCATCAGATGTTTCTGTTTCAATTAAAGATAAAGGTGACAAATCACAATCCGGTCATGGCGTCATAAAAAAGTTAGCAAACGAAGGTGAGCTTGCATTAGGATTAACTCGTAGAGATGGTAAACTTAGCGGAGCTCGAATACCATCAACGGATGGTAGAGCATATGCAAAGGAAGATTACGCTATTTTAAAATTGCAGAAAGATGCTGGTTTTTGGGATATGACATTTTCACTTGGTAGTGCTGACAATATAATTGTTCCAATGGTTAAGATTAAAAAAGTTGTTGATTATATGGCAGAGAACACCGGAGTCCCTATTGAATTTAATAAAGGGCAATTTAATACGGGGTTTTCATTATTAAAATCAGCCGACCCTCGGAAAATGTGTTTTCCTGGAAAACGAGGAAAGTATGGTGATGATAATGATTTTAGTGCATTAACGGGCACCGATGGTGAGGTGAGTGAGATTTATGTAAGTTTTCCTCATTTAATAGAATTGGAAGAACGCATCCTAAACGAAATCAGTAAAGAGGGTCAAAGTTATACACTACCTACTTTTTTTAATACATTGTTTGGTGATTTAGAAATCTTGTCGGGTGGAGCCATTGATTGTTTTTTAACAGCAACATCAACCGGATATGCCATAATCAATCGTAAATATGATATTAAAAAGAGTGGATATAGTACAATTAACTTATATAGTAAAGATTCCGCTGTAAAGAGCGTAAATATGTCATCTAATCTTGACCCTGATATGGCAGCACTTGCATTTGCAGGTGGTAGTGGTAAATATCCTACCGCATTTGCAAATAATTTGTTTAGTGGATGTACACGAAAAGATACAAAAGCCACTAAACCAGTAGACGACCCAGCAGCTAAACTTCAAGCGAAAATAGATGATATTGGAAAAAACTATAAATCAGAAATCGTATCCGACTTTCAGTCAGTATTAAGAGAATATATAAATTCAAACGCAAAGGGGTTTGCTATACGATATGGCATTGATTTATCAATAACAATGGATGGGTATTCTGATCCTGAATTTATGCAAAAGTTTAGAGTAAGTCCAATGCCAGCAGCAGTTTCTGGTGCAAGTGTTTACTTTGTAGTTGGTGAGATTGAACACACTTGTGATGGTGAAACGTGGGATACTTCCATAGTTGGATATATGATGGTTTCAGTATAATGGCAACACGAAAAAAAATATATTATCCAGAAGGTCAAATCCAAAAAGGACTCTATACCGAAGGTAAAGAGTGGATGTTGGAAGACGGTACTGAATATGTTGGAGATTATCACAAATACTCCACAGGTGAAGTATTTACCAAATCATCGTACATAAAAAATGTATCTGAATTATTGATACCATATGTCAACTTGAATATCAGAGAGTTTAAAGAAAAGTTTGAGTATGACCGATTGATAGGTGAGCCGCCAGAAGATTTTGTGTTTGCTACTTATGGAGTAACACCACCTACTCAAAAGGAGTACGACTTTGGATACTTTAAAAGATATTTTGTAAAGAGACATTTTGATAATATTATAATCGAAGTTACATTTGACACATTTGATGCAGTTCAAGAAGAACACTATGTGAAAGTCGAAATAGGGTGGAAGTTGACCGGTGATGTGGTTGATGTTAATTATACACAAATTGCATTAGCTAACGAAAAGATGGTTGGTTTACGAAACTACATTACAAATTATTCTGAATTTGCAAAAGTTTAACAATTTCTTAACATAGGGGGCTTGTATAAGTCCCCTTTTTTTATTATCTTTAACTTGTTAAAGAGAGATAAGTTATGATAATGAAGAACGAAAGATTTCAAGTGACCAATGAGTTGATTGGTAAGTACATCAACCGAGTGTTGTTTTCAGATGTTGACCCTGTGGGTAAGATTGTGGGTATCAAAGGTAAGACCAAGATACTGATTCAACCGGTCTTCGCAAGTGAGAACAAAGCCGACATGAACTTTATACCAGGTGGATTTGCCGGACATTGTACCAATATGTATGACCAATCATATGAGTTCTACGAACATGGTGAGGTCTTTGAGGCCACATTAAGTAAAACGGCTATGAAGAAACGATTTTGGTCAATCAACGAACATCCTCGTAAATTTTACGATTACAACTTCTAAAAGTTTAACAATTTCTTAACATTAGAAATTTGGATATTAAAAAAAGATTTCGTACATTAGTACTGTAAGATTGAGAGTTAATAATTAAATAATGAAAAGTATGACTTACCAAGAGTTAAACCAAATGACCATCGAAGAACTACGAGTGTTGAACAACAAAGTAGTTGAAGTGATTAAGATGAAAAAGAGTGAAGTCGCCCTTGATGTTAAAGAATCACTTTATGTGGGTGCTAATGTTAAGGTTAACCACCCCAAGTTGATGGGTAAACAACTTCGTGTTGAAAAGATTAACCGAACCAAGGCTGTTCTTAAAGTCCTTAATGGGTTTGGTGGTTACACAGTTCCTTTGTCAATGATTGAAGTAGTAAAATAATCAGATATGGCTATTCTAAATAAACCCCAAACACGAGGTATTGAAATTGACCTCACCGGCCCTCAAGGTAACGCATTCTTCCTTCTTGGAACTGCTAAGAACCTGGCTCGCCAACTCGACTTCAATGAAAGTTTCATTTTGAATGAAATGAGAAGTGGTGATTACGAAAATCTAATCAAAGTATTTGACCACTACTTCGGTAGTGTGGTAACCCTTTATCGTTAAGATTATGATGAGTGGTAAACTTGATTTTCAAACTTTAAGTAAAATTGAGAAAGAATTTGGTTCATTTGATATTGGGCAAGTTCATGGTGGTGGTAATCCAATCTACCTACGATTTGGATATTGGAATCACGTTGATGTTGTTAAACTAGCCGAAATCATTGGTTATCGTGCTAATGTAATCGAAGAAGATTACTTTGATGATGATTGTGGTTGGAAATATTCATACTATCTAAAATAGTAGGTATGTGGTATCAGATAGAAATTGAAGCTGATAAATGGGAAGAACAACAAAAAGTTCTTCGTGATTTGGAAATCAACGAATAGTTTCGTATATTTGTCTTTGTGAAGATAGTAGATACAAACGAAAGATTAAGAAAGCATATTGTTTCTCTCTCCGAGAAGGTGTTGGTATTTCCCATTCTAACAAGTTTGGAGAAACACCCTCACCTTTCTCGTATATCGGCTATTTTAGTATCCGATGGGGTAACTGACCTATTTGTGAATTATAACAACATAGACGCTAGCTGTGTAAGTGATACGATAGATTTCAGTCCATTCAAAGAGGTATGGGTAGTTGGTCTGAAAGACTTTTTACATCACTATGAGTTCCTACCTAATATGTATGACCTTGAAATGGGCCTATTCCACGAGGCAAGGGACTTTGATGTAGATGAGAAACCCATCTACACTATATTCAGAAGAAGAAAAGCACCCAAAGCAAACGACCTCATTCCAATTTGGAAACACTACGAACAATTCCAAGAGTGGAAGAAGAAGTGGGATAACCTCACCCCATCCAAATTCAGTCAACTATACCCCAAAGGGTACAATTGGATAGAGAAGAGTGGACTTCATACCTCAACGGGTATAGAATACACCCAATATAATATGTTAACTACAACTTCACGACCTTCAAATGCATTTGGTGGAGTGAACTATGCAGCACTACCAAAAGATGGTGATGTTCGTAAGAGGTTTATATCACGATTTGAGGGTGGTAAGTTATGTCAGTTGGACTTTGATGGGTATCATCCACGGTTGATTGGAAAACTTATAGGTGTAGACATCCCATTAGACATTAAAGCACACAAATGGTTAGCTGACCAATATGGTGCCGACCTCAAAGATGCCAAAGCAATTACATTCCGACAATTGTATGGTGGAGTACAGGATGAATACAAGCATATTCCATTTTTCAGTAAAACTGCAGAATATATTGATTCACTTTGGAGTGAGTTTTTACTAAAGAGAGAGGTATTTACCCCAATTTTTAAAAGAAAGATAAAATATCACCAAGATTTAAACAAAAATAAGCTATTTAACTACATTCTCCAATCCGTTGAGACCGAACGAAACATACTTATAATCGAGAAATTATCTAAAATGAGATTATCTCAACAGTCCTTACCAATCCTATACACATATGACTCAATTTTGTTTGATGTTCATTCTGATGATGGTAATGACTATGTAAAAAAGATAAAAGAGGTGATGGAGATGGATGGATTCCCTACCGATGTAGAATTTGGTGACAACTACAAAGATATGGTTAGGGTAAACCTTTAGATATTTATGGTTATGAAGAAACTTATCAATTACATAGCACAAAAAGTGTGGAACGAGGTCGGAGTATCCCTAAAAGAGGGTATTACTGAAGAAGAGGCATTAAAGGCCACCTTCAAAGTTGTTTCAGAAATCGTAGATGAAGAGTTTGCTGAAGCATATATCGTATCATTGTTAGAAGTTCAAGGTGCCAGCGGCGAAGAACCTGAAGTAGGTGATGAAAAAGACCTTGAAGATGAAAAACTTGGTATGATGACCCAAGCTGAAAAAGATGCTCAAAAGAAAAAATTAGAACTTGATGAAGCCGATGGTGATATTCAATCAGTTCTCAATAGTAAGATAACAAATCCAGATACGGGTAGACAAATTAAGGTAAGTTCGGGCCTATCTTATGATAAAAATTCCGGTGGTTACCAAGCCGCAAAGGCAAAAATGAAAGATTCTGGTATTTCGGATGATGATATTGAAAAGGTAACTACCGCATCAACCGATGATACTAAATCCACATCCAAGTCAGAACCACAAGCAAATGGATATGTTGGTGATAAGGATAAATCGCTAAAACAAGGTGACCCTACAAAAACCGAAACATATTCAATGGATTTACCACCAGATGAAGCTGATTTCCAAAAAAGAAATGCTAAATTTGCCAATCCAACCCCACCCGAATCATATAAGATGCCAGACTTTATGAAGAACAATCCAAAGTTCCCTAAAAAGTATCTGACCGCATTAGAACGAATGATGAATACTCAACCAAAAGGTGATGCTACTAAATGGCAACATTATAGTGACATTGCTGGTGGAGCAGGTCAAATTTCCGCACAAGCCGGTGAATTGATGACCATGATGGGTGCTACTATGAGTGATAAAGAATGGGGTGAATTCAGTAACTCACTCCTTCAACATGAAGCTTCTCTAAAAGAGAATCATCCTGATGTCTTTATGAAAAAAGATGCAAAAACTGGTAAGTACAAAGACAATCCTGGTTCAAGAGTTGTTGATGGTTCTTGGGTTAAAGCCGCTACTCAAAGTAGAAAGGCAATCAAAGACCGACTTTTGAAACAATATGGTGATGGTACTGAAATTGTAGCTGGTGCTTGGGATACTGAAGCTGATGTTGAAGCAATGGGTATGTCAAATTACAATGATAACAAAGGGTTCTCAACCGATATGTACCTAAAGGTGAAAAAGCCAAATGGTGAGCAAGTATTAGATGAGGTGTCTTTGAAGAAATCAACTAATGTAAACTTTTTAAATTCAGGCGCAGGTAAATTTAACGAATGGGACCCTGATTTACCAGATGAAATCAATCCATCGGTATATGTTCAAAAAGCAAGAGAGCGAAACATCTCGTATGTATCACGAAATAGAGCTAAACTTGAAGAGTTGATGAAATCGCCAAAGGGTAAAGAAATTAACGCAGTTTTAAAGTCAAAGAAATTAACCCTTGACCAAGCTTTAGAAGGTAACTCACGAGATAAACAAAAAGTTTTATGGACTGCTATCAATTCATTAGCTAAAGCTGGTGACAAATCTGCAAGTGAAATAGTAGATAGAGATGATAGGGAGCATAGAGAGTTCCAAGAAAATTCAGTAAAAGCAATTACTGAAAACCCAAAGATGAAAGAGGGTATGTTAAGTGAAATTCGTTCAGAATTCCCTCTTAAAGCAGTTTCCGAAGGTGAAGAGACAATGGCTATTGGCCCTTACTCATTGGATAAAGAAACTATGAAAACTATCTTTGGTACTGATGATTATGATAAATTAAAAGAAAATCTTGTAGCAGAATCAAGTCCAGAGGGCCCGTTTGTTGGATATCGTATCCAATCTTCAGGTGAAGTTTTTAAAGTAGCAGATATTGTTATTAGAGAAGATGGTCGTGGATATGGTGGTCAGTTTAAGTTTGAAATGAAACTGAATCAAAAAGGATTTGCTAACCAACTTCGTAAAGCGCAATCCGAAGTATACGGATAACACGGGAGATATGAGTGAGAACACAATTATTATGTACCTTCACAAATGAAGGGCAATTTGAACAAGTTATTGCTACGATATTTAAGTCGTTTGAATTATTCAGCCGTAAGATATTTGTATTAAAATTAGACCCATCCAAAGAATTAGTAATAAGTTATAATATTATTCCAAATTCATCAACAAAGTTCTTACCATCAACCATTATGGTTCATCGTAAGAAAGAGTCAAACACTATGTACACTATTAACGCATTGAATAGATTGATTGTTGATGAGAATGGGTCAATGGATAAAACATACCAAGTAGATTGGGAAAAATATCGTAATTCAGTAATCCTAACCGATGGTGATGGATATAAGGTAATGAAGACAAGTTTGTTCCGAATTATTGATGTTAATTAACCCCAGCACCATATTTATACCAGTAGTACAACTACAAATTGAAGATTGAAAAAAATATTTTGAAATACATTTGGAATTGTCACCCAAATGTTGTATATTAGTGACAAGTTTAACAATTAACAATTAAAAAAAGGAAATTATGGCTATTGATTTAAACGCAATCCGTAACCGTCTGAACACCCTTCAGACAAAAGTAACAAAAACCGATAACTTGTGGAAACCACAACCCGGTAAACAACAAGTAAGGATTCTCCCTTACGTTCACAACCCATCCAACCCTTTCTTGGAACTTTACTTCCACTTTGATTTTGGTGGTAAGAACATCATCTCTCCAATGTCATTTGGTGAGGCTGACCCTATCGTAGAGTTTGCTGAAAAGTTGAAGGCAACTGGTAATCGTGAGGACTACCAACTTTCTCGTAAATTGACTCCAAAGATGCGTACTTACGTTCCTGTATTGGTTCGTGGTGAAGAATCTGAAGGTGTTAAGTTTTGGGGGTTTGGTAAAAACGTATACCAAGAGTTGTTGGGATTCTTCGCAGACCCAGACTATGGTGATTTGACTGACCCTGTAAATGGTCGTGATATCACAGTAGAATTCAAAACTGCTGCTGAATTGGGTAAGTCTTACCCTGAAACTTACATTCGTGTAAAACCCAACACATCTCCTATTTCAGAAGACAAAAACATTTTGGAAGTTGCTAAAGACCAAATTGAACTCCCATCTATGTTCAAACGTGTTTCTTACGAAGAAATGCAAGGTATGTTGGAACAATGGTTGGAAACTGGTTCAGTATCTGACTCTTCTCAAGAGCCAGTTGCAGAAACTTCTCAACCAACACAAGCTACTTCACCTGCTGGAAACGTGAAGGAAGCATTTGATGACCTATTTAACGACTAATTAGATTATGGCAAAGAAGAAGGAAAGTTCTCGTGATGAACTATCTTCAATCCTAGCCGACAACCTCAACAAGAAGTTTAAGTCCGCCCACAAGGTGGCTTTCTTCTTGGATGGGGAGGAAGTTACTCCAACCGACTTAAATGAGTGGGTATCAACGGGGTCTCCTATGTTGGATTTAGCAATCTCAAATAGACCAAATGGTGGATTGCCAGTAGGTCGTATCACCGAGATTACAGGATTAGAAGGTAGTGGTAAATCGCTACTTGCAGCTCACGCAATCGCAGACACTCAAGCAAAGGGTGGATTTGGAGTCTATATCGACACCGAAAATGCCATCAACCAAGAGTTTCTTGAAGCTATTGGAGTTGACATTAAGAAGATGTTGTATGTTCCATTGGAAACAGTAGAAGACATCTTTGAAGCAATTGATTCAATCATTGAGTCGGTTCGTTCTTCTGACAAAAAGAAATTGGTTACAATCGTAGTAGACTCCGTTGCAGGTGCATCTACTAAAGTTGAGATATCAGCTGATTATGACCAAGCCGGTTACGCAACTCAAAAAGCCATCATTATTTCGAAGGCAATGAGAAAGGTAACTAATCTTATTGGTAGAGAACGAATTTCACTAATCTTCACCAACCAATTGAGAACTCGTATGGGTGTATCATTCGGTGACCCTTGGACAACGAGTGGTGGTAAGGCAATTGCGTTCCACTCATCGTGTAGATTAAGACTGAAACAAATGGGTCAATTGAAGTCAAAGATTGGTGGTGTAGACCAAGTTGTGGGTATTAAGACTCGTGCTCAAGTAGTTAAGAATAGAATGGGGCCACCACTCCGTTCAGTAGATTATGACATCTACTTTGATAGTGGTATTGACAACTATGGTTCGTGGTTACAAATGATGAAAACCTACAACCTTGTAAAACAAAGTGGTGCTTGGTACACTTATGTAGATAAAGAGACTGGTGAGGAAATTAAGTTCCAAGCTAAAAACTTTGAGGAATTGTTGGCAGAACAACCTGAACTTAAAGAGTCAATTTATAAAGAAATTTGTGATGCATATATTATGTCTTACAAAGAATCAAGCGCAGGTTCAAACATTGATAATATTGAAGTAACCGATTTTGATGATTAATAGGTATAAGGAACTACTCAAAGAAGTTAGTATCGAACGTAAGGAAGTAGAAAGTGAAGAACTTAATGACCGGGTTCTTATTATAGATGGACTAAATCAGTTCATCAGAGTATTTGGGGCAGTTCCTGCCTTAAACGATGATGGAGAACATTGTGGTGGTGTGACAGGATTCCTCTTGTCCACCGCTGCAACCATCAGAACATTAAAACCAACTCGTGTTGTCATCGTATTTGATGGTAAGGGTGGCTCAAATCGTAGAAAGAGTTACTACAAGGGGTATAAAGAGGGTAGAACCGGTCTAACAAAAATCAACCGATTGGCTGGTTATGAAGACCTCGAAGACCAACAAGAATCTATGAGAAATCAATTTAGTCGATTGATTGAGTATCTTCAGGTTCTACCCATCTCCCTTACCTATATTGATTATGTAGAGGCAGATGACATCATTGCATATCTTGCAAACCACTATTTTAAGAAAGAAGTCACCATTGTATCATCTGATAAGGATTTTCTTCAATTGGTAAACCACCGAATTAAAGTGTGGGCCCCTACTAAAAAGAAAATGTATGATGAAGCTTTAGTAAAAGAAGATTATGGGGTAATTCCACAAAACCTAATTTGGTATCGTGTAATTACAGGCGATAAATCTGATAATATTGAAGGTGTTCGTGGTATTGGTGAAAAAACCATTCACTCTAAAATGTCATTTTTAAATCAATCCGAACTTGATATGGATGGGTTTATGTCCAAAATCAAAACGGAATGTGATGATAAGTTATCACAAAAGTTGACTGAAAATGTGACAACTATTGAGATGAATTATAGATTAATGCAACTCAAAGACCCTGAAATTTCATCATCAATTACTTCTCAAGTACGAAATATTATGGATGAACTCCAACCCGAATTAGACTTGGTTGAATTTAAGAAGATGTTTATGTATGATAAACTCTATACCGCGTTTGCTAATGTAGACTCGTGGTTAAGAAACTCATTTACATCTTTGCACAACAATTTGAAAAATCATTTCAAAGATTACGAATTCAACGATAAATAATTTTGATAGTAACAAATAATTTCGTATATTTGTACCTATATGGAGAAGTTAGGGAGTAAGTTTAGTACATCATTTCAGAATAAGGTTATATCCGCTATATTGTCGGATAGGTCGTTTACACGACAAATCTACGATATTCTAAAAGCAGAATACTTTGATTCGGAAGCGTCAGAATGGTTGGTAAAGGCAATTATGCAATATTTTGACCAATACGAAAAGATGCCTACTTTGGATGTCCTTAAAGTGAAGATAAACACAATTGAACGTGATGTTCTAAAAACTTCCGTTGTTGACACTCTTAAATTTGCTTGGAATCACCTTGAAAGTGATGATTTAACATATGTGAAGGAACAAATCCTTGACTTTTGTAAAAATCAGTCTATCAAGAACGCAATTTTGGATTCTGTGACTCTTTTAGAGGATGGTAAGTATGATACCATCAAAAAGAAGATTGATACTGCTATGAAAGCAGGTCAAGATTCAGATATAGGTCATGAGTACAAAACTATGATTACTGAGCGATATGAAGATTCAGTTCGTAATGTGGTTTCAACGGGTTGGAATGTCATAGATGAGATTACACAAGGTGGTTTTGGTAAGGGTGAGTTAATTCTATTCGCAGCCCCTCCGGGTATTGGTAAATCGTGGTCATTAATTAACATTGGTGTTAACGCAATGAAACAAGGTAAGATAGTAGCACATTACACTTTGGAGTTGAATGAAGGTTATGTCGGCCAACGATACGATGCTGTTTTAAGTGGAGTTGCTGTGGCTAACCTTAAATACAATATGGATGATGTCAAAAAGGCAGTCCAAGGTGTTAAAGGTGACCTTATAGTAAAACATTATCCTACCAAAACCGCTAGTGTAACCTCACTAAAAGCACATATGGACAAAATGATTCTTCAAGGTAAGAAGGCAGATGTGGTGATTGTGGATTATGCTGACCTTTTACGAGGACCTGCTAAAGAAAAGAGACATGAAGAGTTGGAAGAAATCATTGAAGACCTTCGTGGTATGGCCGGTGAGTACGAAGTGCCGGTTTATACTGCATCTCAAATCAATAGAAGTGGTGCAGAAGATGACATTATTACAGGTACAAAGATTGCGGGGTCATTCTCAAAGATGATGACTGCTGATTTCGTGGTATCACTATCTCGTAAGATTGAAGACAAACTTGCTGGGACTGGTAGATGGCACGTTATTAAGAATCGGTTTGGGCCTGATGGTATGACTTTCCCATCAAAGGCCAACTTCTCAACCGGTCAAATTCACATCTATAATGATGATTCCATTTCTGGCCAACAAACCAAAAAAGAGATGAAAGGTGGGGAGAGTTTAGTAAGAAAAGAATTGGCTCAAAAATATAAAGAAATGAGTGGTGATATTGGTTTTTAAACACTATATATAAACACCCCCAAATGAAAAATATGTCTAACATTTTAACGCGGAGCCACTATGGGTCTATTTGACAATCGTATACCTTTTAAACCATTTGAATATCCTGAATACTACACCGAGGGTTGGTTGAAACAAGCACAAGCATTTTGGTTACATACCGAAATTCCAATGCAAAGTGATATCAAAGATTGGAATGAAAATTTGTCAGTATCAGAGAAGAATTTAGTAGGTAACATCCTACTTGGATTTGCTCAAACGGAATGTGCTGTATCCGATTATTGGACTACTATGGTAACCGAGTGGTTTCCTAAACACGAAATCAAGCAAATGGCTATGATGTTCGGTTCGCAGGAAACAATTCACGCAACCGCATATTCATACTTGAACGAATCCTTGGGGTTGGAAGACTTTGAGGCATTTCTTCACGAACCTGCAACTGCTGAACGATTTGAGAACCTTGCCGGTGTATCAAACAAGTATACATACGAAGACTTAAAGTCAAATCCTGACGCAAGAAAAGAAGTGGCTCGTTCACTTGCAATCTTCTCCGCATTTGCCGAAGGTGTTGCACTTTACTCTTCATTCGCAGTATTGTACTCATTCCAAATGAGAAATATGTTGAAGGGAATTGGTCAACAAATGAAGTGGTCAGTTCGTGATGAGTCACTACACTCTAAAATGGGATGTCAACTATTCAGACATATGTGTGATGAATATCCAGAGTTGAAAGTTGATGTTAAAGAGGCCGTTGAAGCGGCTGCTGAAACTATGTTGGAATTGGAACTCAACTACATTGACAAAATGTTTGAAATGGGTGACCTTGAGAACCTTAAAAAGAATGACCTTAAAAACTTCATTCAACGTAGGGTAAATGAAAAGTACAACGAATTGGGGTACGAAGGAAAATTATTTGATTATAATGAAAAATCGGCCAATGAATTAGAATGGTTCTATCATCTTACAGGTGGTACAACACATACTGACTTCTTCGCTGTAAGACCTACTGATTATAGTAAGGCAAACGAAGGTGAAGATTGGAACGATTTATGGTAAAAAAAGTTATGAAGAATTACGGAGAAGAATTAGGTTGGGAGTTGGGAGTTGACTTTCCAACTTGGGGAAATACTGAAATATATGTCAAAACAATATCAAAAGGATACTTACTCGTAGGAGAAACGCCAAAAGATGCATATTGGAGGGTATCAACCGCTGTTGCACGCAGGTTGGGCAAACCTCATCTCGCTAGTAAGTTTTTTGATTATATTTGGCGCGGGTGGCTTAATCTTGCTAGCCCTGTACTTTCTAATACTGGCACCGATAGGGGTCTTCCGATATCTTGTTTTGGGATTGATGTCGGTGATTCAATCCAAGAGATAGGTCAAAAGAACCTCGAATTGATGTTGTTGGCCAAACATGGTGGTGGTGTTGGTATTGGTCTTAATATGATTAGACCTGCCGGTGCTAAAATCACCGATAATGGTACAAGTGATGGTGTAGTACCATTCGCTAAGATTTACGACTCTACAATCCTTGCAACTAACCAAGGAGCAGTTCGTAGAGGTGCTGCTTCGGTTAACCTAAACATTGAACACAACGACTTTGATGAGTGGATTGAAATCCGTGAACCAAAGGGTGATGTAAACCGCCAATGTTTGAACCTACACCAATGTGTTATCGTTGGTGACAAGTTTATGAGAAAACTTGAGGATGGAAACGAAGAAGCAAGACGCAGATGGGGTAAGGTACTTCAAAAGAGAAAGGCAACTGGCGAACCTTACATTATGTACAAAGGTAATGTAAACAAACAAAACCCAGAGGCATACAAACAAAACTCATTGAAGGTCTTTATGACCAATATTTGTAGTGAGATTACACTTCACACCGATGAGTCACACTCATTTGTATGTTGTTTGTCTTCAGTCAACTTGGCTAAATACGATGAGTGGAAAGATACTGACCTTATCTATACAGCAACTTGGTTCTTGGATGGTGTACTTGAAGAGTTCATCCAAAGAGCAAAGAATATGAGAGGATTTGAGAATTCGGTTCGTTCTGCTGAAAAAGGTAGAGCATTGGGTCTTGGAGTTTTGGGATGGCACACATACCTACAACAAAAAGGTATGTCATTCGAGGGTCTTCCTGCTCAATTTGAGACTCGTAGAATCTTCTCTCAAATGAAGATTGAGTCAGAACGTGCATCTCGTGATTTGGCTAACGAATATGGTGAACCACTATGGTGTGTTGGTACAGGTATGAGAAATACTCACTTGAGAGCTATTGCACCAACAGTATCCAACTCCAAATTGAGTGGTAATGTATCCGCAGGTATCGAACCTTGGGCTGCAAACGTATTCACCGAACAAACTGCTAAAGGAACATTCATTCGTAAGAACAGTGAGTTGGAACGTGCTCTTCGTAAGATGGGTATGAACAACAAAGAGACTTGGGATAGAATCCTTACAGATGGTGGTTCAGTTCAAGGTTTGGATGAGTTGGATAATTGGGGGTATGTTGAGGGTAGACTTCAAAAGAAAGAAGATATGGACTCTCAAGTGATTGAAAACAATCAAGTTGATTGGGTAAAGGATGTATTTAAGACATTCAAAGAAATCAACCAACTTGAATTGGTAAGACAAGCCGGTATCAGACAACAATATGTTGACCAATCGGTATCACTTAACTTGGCATTCCCATCTCAAGCATCACCAAAGTGGATTAACCAAATCCATATGGAAGCTTGGAAACAAGGAATTAAGACACTTTATTATATGAGAACGGAGTCGGTACTTCGTGGAGACATCGCAGCTCGAGCCACCGACCCTGATTGTTTATCTTGCGATGGTTAGGAAATTATTATGAAACAATATCTTTACTTTTCAGCTCCGTGGTGCGGCCCGTGTCGTATGTTAGGGCCAGTAATGCAACGAGTTAACAACACGATTCCAGTTCAGAAAATCAATGTAGATGAACAATCTGAAATGGCAATTCAATACAACGTAAGAAATATTCCAACCGTCGTATTATTGGAAAATGGCCAAGAGGTTAAACGAATTATCGGAGCAAAATCAGAATCAGAATATCTAAATGTTTAAGTTATGAAAACCACAAAAATATGTCTAAACGCAATGGTGGGTAGTGAAGAAGCCACCATTCAGCGAATGTTAGATTCAGTTGCGAACTATGTTGATTATTATGTCGTTCAATGTAATGGTAATGACAACACAAAAAATGTAATTGATGATTTCTTTAAAGAAAGAGGGATTCCTGGATTCACATATGAAATCAAATGGGAATATCCAGGTTGGAATCGTGACCACACCTTACAAGAGGCTTTGAAAGCAGACCATGGGTGTGATTGGATTCTTCGTATGGATGCTGATGAACAATTAAAAGTTGAAGATGACTTTGATTGGACTATCCTAAACGATACATCAGTAGAATCTTGGAATATTGTTGCTGACCCAGGCAATTCACTCTATTTCCGTACTTGGATGTGGAATGCAAAATTACCATGGTACTTCCAACACGACAAACGACACGAAACAATCCATTTGCCGGAACGAGGTGAATCATTCCAACGTGTTAATCTACCAAAGTCATTTAGACAAGTAATTACTAATGATGGTAACACTTGGTTGGCGCCAATGAAATTTATTACGGATGGTTTGACTTTAGAGTTAGATAAAGTTCCTACTAAATTGGTATTGGAAGACTACTACCACTTGTGGTACATTGCAAAATCATATCATGATGGGTATCGTGATGTAGATAACCTACCATTTGGTAAAGCACATTCAGATGAGTATGCCAGAAGGGTTATTTTCTACTATAAGCAGTACTTGAATATGTTGCATGACTTTGAAAATAGACAACACCCAAAAGCTGTTGATGATATGGGATATTATGCCTGTATGTTGATTGCTGAGGCATATGAGTGGTTGGGTGAAGAAGACAAACAATTGTATTTCTTACAAAAAGCATCTGCTTTTAACCCACGAAGAAATGAACATTTTGTAAAACTGGCGATTTATTACCAACGTAGACAACAATGGGAAAACATGATTTATGTGACTCAAATTTTGGTAAATCCTGAACGTAAAAACCCATTCCCTGATTATTCGTTCTTAATTGAAAATAACTCATATTGGGATACTGGTAATCTATGTCAACAACTTCACGAAATTGCAATAAATGGACTCAACTCGTAAGTATGACTATGTAATTGTTGGTAGTGGGTTCTTTGGGGCAATATGTGCTCATGAGCTAAAAAAGGCTGGTAAAAAAGTTGTTGTTTTAGAGAAAAGAGACCACATCGGTGGAAATACTTACACCGAAGAGAAAGATGGGGTGCATATTCACAAATATGGCGCCCACATCTTTCATACCAACGATGAAAGTGTTTGGAATTATGTAAATCAGTTTGCAGAGTTTAGACAATACGCTCATAGTGTTATTGCTAATTATAAAGGTGAGATTTACACCCTACCATTTAATATGAATACATTCAATCAGATGTGGGGGGTAACTACACCACATGACGCAAAGAAAAAGATTGAAGAACAACGATATGATGGTAAGGTAACAAATTTGGAAGAGCAAGCACTTTCACTTGTCGGTAAAGACATCTACGAAAAGTTGATTAAGGGTTATACTGAAAAACAATGGAGAAAACCTGCAACTGAACTACCTGCCTCAATTATCAAAAGACTGCCGGTTAGGTTTACATACAATAACAACTATTTTAACGACAAATACCAAGGTATTCCTATTGGTGGATATACTCAAATATTTGACAAGTTGTTAGATGGTATCAAAGTATATACTAATTGTGATTATCTTGAAAATAAAGAGTATTGGGATGATTTGACTGATAAAGTAATTTACACGGGCCCTATTGACAAATACTTTAATTATGAATTTGGTGATTTAGAGTACAAGTCAGTTAGATGGGATACTATGAAAATTAATGCAGATAATTACCAAGGTTGTGCAGTTATGAATTACACCGATGACTCTTCATTTACTCGTATTATTGAACACAAGTATTTTGATGACCAAAATCAAAA